GTCCTGAGCTCTGTTTGCACTGTCGCCACTTTCTTTAGGGGCTTCAGTTGTTTCTGCAACAGGTGCTGCTTCTGCTTGTGGAGCCGCTGCTGGTTCTGCTTGAGCAGGAGCCGCTGGTTGTGTTGGAGCAGATGCTTTAGATTTATTAGGATCGCCTGTAGCCTGGCCCATGCCTGCTGGCTTAAAGTATTGACCCCATTTATCCATGTCATATGCTTCACCATCAACTGATGCTTCAAACATTTCCTTCATTACTTGAAGTTCAACGTCACCTGGCTTCTTAGGTAAGAAGTCATTCAAGTTAAACAGTCCGTTAGTGTCAACTGCTGCCTTTTCTTCATCACTCAAAGCACGTTCTCTACGTGACCATTGCGATGTTGAATAGTCAGCATAACCACCTTTAGAAGTTTTCTTAATTCTAAAGTCTACGCCACGCATATAATCTGTTGGCAATTCTTCCAACTCAGGATCCATTAATGCACCCTTAATAATTTGGAAAATTTGTGGACCAATAATAAAACGTCTAATTGGATTATCTGGTGTTGAATCTTCTTTAAGTGGATCATCAACTACAAAGCCTTGGAAAATATATGAACGCTTTTTCCAATATTTACGTCCCATATCCTCTAACGACTTGTCCTTGAACCATCCACGAACTTCGGAAAGAATTGGACATGTTGTTCCGTCATTATACATTTCCACACATGGAACCTGCACAATTACGTTACGGTTATCTGATTCGCCTTTTACACCTGCGAAAGGTAATTTGATCATTGCACGTTCTACCCAAAAGAATGTGTTGTCACTATTGCCATCTGGTAAGAAACGAACAACCGCTTCTTTGCCTTCCTGCATATTCCAATGTGGGTAAATTGCATTGTCTCCACCACCAGTTGATCCAGTAGTGCGATTTTGTTGTTCCGCTAGTTTTGCGCGGATTTCTGCTAATGATGCCATTTTGTAGCCTCCTTTGTTTGCCTAATAAAAAAATGTCATTTATGCCTAATGCATACTCTATATTATATGCAATGTTATTTATCTTGTCAAGTAGTTTTTTAAATTTTTCTGATTTTATTAATCCAAACTCTACTTTCATACAAATAACTCTTCATAAATATATAGCAAATGGAATCACATACTCTTGAAAATTTTGGATATGTTAGTGCATCCTTACCAGATGAATTGTTTTTGTCAATACAGCAAGAATGTAAACAAGCACAATCACTTAATCAAGAAATGATATCTGGATTAAGTGGCAATGGAGTTCCTAAGCACTACTGGTTAGATAAAAGTCAAGAACATTTAAACAAATTTCTAATAAAAATATTAAATGAATTCAATTGGAACTTTCCAAATCTATATAACATAAAATTACTGACTAAAGACTTACCTTTTGCATTTGGTAAAAGTTGGATTAATTTTCAACAACAAGGAGAATTTGTTCCTAATCATACACACGACGGTCTTTATAGTTACACTATATGGATCAATATACCTTATGATAAATCAGATAATAAACATGCAGGCAATTTTGAATTCACTTATAATGATATTATAGGCAATTTAAAACAACACACTATTAAACTTTCAAGACATGACGAAGGAAAAATTATTTTATTCCCTTCTAGACTTCCTCACATAGTATATCCATTTTATGATAGCAATGAAACACGCATTTCGGTATCAGGAAATATTTTATTAGACGCAAAATAAAAAAGGGCCCGTAGGCCCTGTTTGAGATTACTTATTCATTACATACATTGTAACTTCAAAACCAAATCTCATTTCTTCGAATGTAGGTTTAGTCCACATATTTTTTCCTTATTAAATTAAAAAAAATGTAACTATATGTTACAATATTATTTAAACATATTATAGGAAAAAAACAATACGTAAAATCATTATTTTTACTTACGTGCTACCCAAAATGCATTATAGTAAATTTTATCTTTCTTTACTCCGTTTTTCATTCCAGGATCAACCCACAAAGTTCTTCCAGTTTCTTTGGTCATCTCAGTTACTGCTTGAACAACGCCAGGCTGAGTAATTGGCTCATAGTCGTCACCGCAAATTATTTTTGTATTAGGTTCAAAGTTTTTTATATCTTCTTTAATTGCATCATATGCATGATCGCCGTCTAAATATACACAGTCCCATTGTTGTTGTGGATGTCTTTCATAGAAACTTCTACTAGAACCTTTATATATTTCTTTGATTAAATGTTTTCTTGGATGTTCTTCTAAAACTTTCTTTACACATGCTTCTTGACCATTAGTGCAATAGTATTCCATTATTTGATCTACAACAGGATTTTTCCACCAACTGGCCATTCTTTTAGTATGTTTGCCTGGTCGATTATCAAACATAAAGATATCGACTGTTGTTAGTGTGCTGCCTTCTGGTAAAGCATTCAGCCAACACCAAGTAGATCTACCCCATGCACACCCTATTTCTAATACGTTTGCATTTGGGGGTAAAGTTTTTGCTAGTTCTTGTATTTGATCAATTTGTGATTGGAAAATATATCCAGGAACATCATTAGGATCTTTAATGTTAAACATTAGAAGCCTGCTAAAGATTTAATTCTACCTAGTTCTTCTAGGTCGTCCGCTCCTTGTTCTTGTTCTGGTGCCATTCTCTCTACAAATTTACGTGCAACTTGTTCTGCTTGTTCACCAAACTTCTTACCTACCATTGTGCATACGCCTTCTGGACCTTTAGGAAAAGTTCCTGTGTTCTTATCGTAAAAAGAATTAATAAATTCTGCCAGACCTTCTAGTGTATGTTCTTCACCATCTGAAGTTTTAAACTTTGTGCCTTTCTTTGCACCTGCTGCTTTCATTTGTCTTACTTTTTGTGCAAATTCGTTGCCTTCAGTTTCTTGACTTTCCATATCCATAACATCGCCTGCCATATCACCGTGAAACTCTTGACTGTCAATTTCGTGTCTCACTTTATCAAAGCCGTCTGTTTTAATTTTTTCGATATAGTCTTTGTAAATCATATCTGCATAGGATTCGTCTGGCTCAGTGCTGCCTGTAATTTCATCTTCAAGTCTTTTAATGCATTCTTCTGCATCATTACAGTCTTGAATAATTTCCATTCCTGTAGTAACTGCTATGTCCCAAGCATTGCCGCCTTCGGAAACTTCGCTTTCTTCTTTTTTGTTAAGTAATTCTTCTTGATGCTTTTGAAGTTCTTCGATAGAATCAAACTCGCCTGTAATTTCATTGTCTTTAATACTAAAAAATTTGCCACCTTTAGCAATAGCAGCAAGTCCATACTTATTAAAACCCTTTGACATATCTTCTTGCTGTGGTTCAACTTCGTCTGCACCAACTGCTGGCTCATCTGCCATGTCGCCAAAGTCAAGTTGGTCAAGAACATCAGGTGCATTTTCTTCAACCCATGCCTTGACCAATTGACGAACGTCTGTGTTAGCATCTTCGATTGCCTTTTTCTTGATATCTTGTTCTAGTTTAGGATCTTCAATAATGCCTTCTAAACTTGTAATTGCGTTAGTGCCATCAACTCCTGCTGCAAATTCTTGGCCTACTAGTTCATTTAACTTTTTAACTAAATCTGCTTTTTGTTCATCGTCAGCCATTGTTAGTGGAGATTCTTCACCTAGTTGGTTAACCCAATTTTCGAAACCTGCCATTGGATCTTCAGAAACTTTTTCTTCTGATTGTTCTTCTACTTGTTCATCTGTTGTTCCGACTATGTCGTCATAGCCTATAGTTTCTTCTTCCTTCATCAATTTGTAGATGATAGGAAATGCGTTAGCAATATCTTCTTTAAAGTTTTTAACTGTGAATTTTTCTTTGTATTCTTCCATTACATCGTCTGGCACTTCTACTGCCTCGGGTGCCTGAAATTCAGTTACATAATTTTCGTAATGTGCCTGTTTAGACAGTTTTGCAATTCTTTCTCTTAAACCATCTAATTGTGATTTACTGCGTTCAACGATTGAATTGGTGTCGGAGTTCATCAAATCGTTACGCACACAATAATTTGTAAAACTTTTTAACTGTGCAATTTCTTCACTCATCTTGATAATGCTTTCGCCTATTGCGTCATATGGTAACCCGCCGTTAGCCACATGTCTTTGCATAGCTCTTGCACCCGCTAAGTGAATGAATGGATACTTAAATCTTTCGCCTTCTTGATTTTCAACAAACAATGCTGAAATATTTCTGCTTCTATCTCCTGGCTTTTGTTCAAAATCATCAGCAAGTGCCTTGCTATGTTTAATTATTAATCTTGTATCTAATAATTTCTGGAAACTCTGTGTCTTAGTTCCATAAAGGTTGCTCTCATTCATTACTGTTTCTCCGACGGGTTTTGTAATTGTATCATTATCTGATTGTGGTGTAGAGTGCTGACTTAGGAAAGCATAGTCTCTTTTATCTAGGTTATCCTTAGCAATATCTCTTGTGTCAAATGCTAAAAGTCTACGTTTAGCAAATTTACGTAATTCTTTTAGGAATCCATACCAATTATTTTTTTGCTTATCATCTAAACCCTCTGTAATTCCACTTGAAAAGTAAACTTTCATTGAATTAGGTTCAGCGATACTAATACTTACATGTCCTAATACTTTGTTATTTTCAGTATAATCAAAATCAAAAAATCTAGCCATTTCTGGGTTGATAGTGATATTTCCTGTGCTCTCGCCCAGTTTCAAACCAGAAAATCTGCTTCTGATTTTATAAAATAAGTCTGTTGCTATATTATTGGTTGCATCCATAGTAATGTATTTATCAAAAACCGCCAGATACGAATATTGGCATTGGGTATTCGTCTTCGGTCATCCTTTCTGTCATTTTTTCATATATTTTAGGATCCCAATCTGCTAGTTGAGTAGCCATACGCATAATTAAAAGGCATGCACTAACTAAATCGTCGTGTTCACCCGTCTTGGCACCGTAACCTACACCGTGTGCAACAAACGTTTTAAGTTCTGATATAAGTGGTTTACTGTTTATTATCATTTTATTACGTTCTAAAGCATTTTTTAAAGCACTACACGCTGTTATTTTTGTTTTGTGTGTCGTATTGTATCCTTTTCTAAATCTTCTAACATGTCCTTTTCTTATAGGTTCACTAAGGAACAAGCCGTGGAAATTTTCTTCACCTATGTCTTTAATAACAACAAGTGCTGCTTCACCTATAGTGTTGTTTTCACAACTATAGTAAATGGTTGGATTTGCGTTTCCTTTTTCTGTTTGTTGTTCGTAAATGTATTGCAAAATAGTTTTGAGATGTCTCACTTGTTGTTGAACAGGAGTTAAATTATGTCTCCATTCTCCTACTTGAGTCATTGTTGGCATTTCAAAAATCTGTATTGCTGCATAATCTCCGCCAGTTCCTAAACTTGGATCAAGTGCAAGTAGGTAAGTTGCTTTAGGATCTATATTTTTATACCAACGAGTTTGACCCATAGTCAATATAGGCTCCTTACCTTCTAGTTCTGCAAGTTTTACACTATTAATAAGTGTTTCGTCAAAGATTAAGAATTCGCAATCAAACTCACGGCGGAATCTTTCTTCACCGATTTTAGCTCTTTCTTCTTGAGCCCATGCTTCATCTCTATCAGGATGTTCTTCCCAGTGTGCAAAAAAAGGAAAAAATCCATTAGTTCCTACAACATTGTCATTGCCGTATTCATCAAACTTTTTATTAGCCTCAGTCCATATCTGTGCAAACTGGTCTTCGTCCGAGTTTGGTGTGCTTGTAACAATTGCTTTACCACCTGTTGACAGTGTAGGAGAAAGTGCAGTCCAAAACTCACGAGCTTTCTCTGGCGGTTGCACAAACGCAAACTCATCACAGTATATTAATGAAAGTGATTTACCACGTCCAGTATCTTCTGTTGTGGTTGTTGCTTGTATTCTACTACCGTTATCAAATTCAATTGTGTTTCTGTTGTATGTGTAGATACCTGCACGTATAAAGTCTGGCAAATTCTCATATCCAAATCTGTATCTATTCATAATATCTTGCGCACCTGTATATTTGTGTGCAGCAATTAAAACTTGTGCTTCAGGTGTAAACATACAATACCATAAAAGATATGCAGCAGCACACGTAGTCTTACCCATCTGTCTTGGTAACATGGCAATAGTATATCTATGATCGTGGTAAGCTCTTAATAATTGTTCTTGATAACCATAGGGTTGAAAATCCATAGAACCTTTTGTAGGGTGTTGTATTTTTATAAAGTTTTTTGCAAAATATAATGGTCCATCAGTAGGATGCATACACGCTTCAAGATGCTTTACTTCTTCTAGTGTATATTTTTGCTTTGTATGCGCCTTTTTAATTTGAACGCCATCTAAACTCTTTGCCATACTAGTATTTACTCAAAAAAATAGGGCCTTGCGGCCCTATTGGATTGTTATGAAACTTAGTTTTTAAGCAAAATCAAATGATGTTTTAACTGTAGCAGTTACAGCAGTCATATCGAAGTTGTTATTTCCGTATGTAGCACCTAGTGCAATACATTCATCTTCAATTTGTTCTACTAGTGTTTCTGCTCCAGAACCATCATAATCTAACGATGCATTTGATTGTTCAACTGCAAAACACATTTTTTGATTAGTTGCGTGTAAGTCACCTCTGATAACAATAGTTGCATACTTACCGATAATTTCAATAAGTGCTTGGATTGCTTCATTAGCACCTGTCTCAGCGTTTGCTGCTGCGCCAAAATCTACTTCAAAAAATGTTAGATTCTTTCCACCTGGGAAATCAATAGCAGTAACATCTGATGCAGGTTTTCTATTTTCTGCAACTAATACTGAACTGCCGCCGCCAATTGTTGATGTTAATAAGTCTGCCATCTTTATGCTCCTTTATGTTCTTCTAACGCTTTAAGTAATTGCTCTTTAATAGAAGCACGAAGTTCTTCACCTTCTTTCACACGTTGCATAGGATTATCTCCGCCTGCTACTTTAGGATGAGTGCCTTTCATTCTATTCATACCACCTGAATTTTTCTTTGTGATATATTCAATATCTCTTTCATCTTCATCTGGCTCGTTAGCATATGCTTCTTCTTTATCTTTTTTATCTTCCTCATCGTCTTTTTCCATATCATGGTCATCCATATCGTGATCCATGTCACCATCTTTGTCAAGTCCCTTAATCATAATATGATCCTTGTCATGGTCTTTAGGAAGATCTTTTTCTCCGCCTGGCATATCATCATTGTCGCCGTCGAAGTCTGGTAAAAGTTTATTAATTGGTTTTGGCATTGGTGGGCCTTCCGGCTCATCCATTCCCATTGGAGGTATCATGCTAATTGTAGGCATATCCATTTCAGGCTTATCTTGTCCGCCCATTTTTTTAATTAGTGCCATCACATCGTCAATCGCATCACCTTGTGCATTGATGTTTACTGTCATTGATGCTTTATCTTTGGGCTCTGATGGTGCCATCGGTGCCATTGGTGGCATCTCATTCATACCACATTCTTGTGTGCTTTGTTCTACAGGTGCCTCTGTTTTAGGGGCTTCAAGTTCCTGCATCTTTGCGACTAGTTCTTGAAAATTCATATTAATTACTCCCTACAGGACTTTTTACACCTGCTTTATCTTGTTTTAATTTTGGTGTGTCTTGATAAACATCTGCTTTAAGTTTATCATGACCTAGTTCTTTTTTTCTTTCTTTAGATTCTTTTGAAAGAGATTTTAAAAAATCTTTGTTGAAGTCGTCACCAAAATATTCTTTGTGCTTAATTTTCATGCCATCTTTGTATTGGTTGTCATGTAGTAATGCACCTTCGTAGTCAGCATTATCACCCGCTGTAATTTGATCAATTTCAGTAGGACTTGCGCTATTTCTAACTTTATAATATCCTGGTTGGCAACAACCCATTTCAAAAATTTCTTTTTCAATTTCTGTTGGTGTAATAGGATATTCAGTCATCACATCAAATGTATGAACTTCCATGTTTTTTAGTTCTGGAAAATCATGCGGAAGTTCTGTAACAGGAGTAGTTTTCATTTGTTCAAATGTAATAATACCTCTGTTCTCTATACGAGATTTAAGTAAGTTGGCAAAGTCTTCTGGCAAGTCGCCAGCAATTTTTACCTTCAAACTATAGGTTTTTTTGCTCTCTGCGAGATATTCTGTAAACGTCTTCATATGTATATTTATTCCTTTTCGCTCAATTTCTTCATTAATTCATTGCGATCAAGCATTACATAGCCCTTTCCATCTAACACATCGTTAGGATCTTCTGGTGAATCTTTGTCTATTTTCAATTTTTTCAGTTGTAAATCCACTGCTTTAAGTTTTTTATCTACTTTTGCAGTTTTAGCATCTACTGCATTTTTGAGCATGCTGCTCGCTACTTCAAATATTCTTCCACTATATCTAACTTCAACGTTCATACCTAAATCCATTAAATCATCATAGGCTTTTTCTGCTTTATCTGCTAAATGATCTAAGTCTTTTTCATCTAAATTATCAAGTTCTCTAATTTGAGGTAGATCGCCTGTAATCTTGTTTACAGCCTGCATGCTATCATTTAAACTTCTAATCTGCTGATGCTTTTCTTCATTAGTAACTTCTTTAGCCTCAACTGGTTGTTGTGCCTGCTCTTGTTCTTCTAAATTAAAAAGGTCTTCTAATTTCTTTGTCATAATATTACTTATCCAAAAAACTACCACATCCAACTAATAAAAGAGTATCTCTCACCATTTGTAACAGGTTCTACTCTATGTGGATACATAAAATTACTAGGAAATATTAATAAATCTCCTGCTTGTAAATCAAGTTGTAAATTGTCAAACATAATAAATTCACCACCTTGATAATCATCATTTAATATACCTAAAAGACTCAATGTCGGTATACCTTTATTTTGTCCATCAAATAGGTCAGTTATGTGATCACAATGCATTGCCATTTTTTTATTATTTGTATACCTGTTAAATCTTATTTGTGAGTAACCTGACCAACTGCTAAACCATTTGTAATTTAAATCATCTTGATATTGTTTTATGCTATTCCAAAGTTTATCCATTATTATTTTTGTATAAACTGTTGAATCAAAACTTACATCTAATTCTTGATTACCACTTTTATTATTATATTCATTTGTTGATGCTTCGTAAAACTGATGTTCATTCCAATTAACATCTTTTAAACTTGCAATTACTGATTTACAAGTTTCAGCATCTAAAAATGATTTTTCTATTTTAATATAATCTTTAAGTTCCGCATGCATACTATAATTTATCTTCGTTTGCTACCAGTGTGAAAAATATCATCTTCGCTAACGATTCTAAATCTAACTCTTTTTTGTTTACACCATGCTGCTGCGGCTTCCCATTTGGCTTGATTTTTAATATATTGTTCTTGATTATATCTACTTTTTCCTACTTTTTCTCTAAGAGTTTGGTTAGCAGGTTTTACCTCAACTACTTCGGCATTCTTTTTGCCGTTTCTATCTTGATAGACAATAAAAAAATCAGGCACATATATTGAATACTTTCCTGTAAGAGGATCTTTATAAGGTATCTTTATGCTTTCACTCGCCCAGTTTTGAACACCTGGATGTTCGTCGAGCATTCTCATAAAAACAAATTCCCAACTACTTCTTGCAAGTGGTTTTTTATTACCGACATACTTGTTAGGATTTTTCATTTCAAATCTGCCTTGAGCAAATTTAGCCATATTATGGAACCACGTTTCTAGTTTTAGATATTTCACCTACAGATTGTCTATAACCTAAGGTTGATGTAGGTGTTCTATTATTATTTAGAATTTCACTTACTAATGCACTTAAATCAGTTTGATTTAAAACTTTAAGTTTATCTAATATTTCAAATACATTTAAATTTTCTAATTTTGCTTGTTTAAGAATAGCACTTGCTAGTGTAACACACGCTTCATCACCAAACTGTCTTGCTTTAAAAAATGCTACGGTAGCATCAACATCAGTAGCGTTAAACTGTAAAGGAATCTTACCGTATGAGTCAAAGAATAATTTGCTCCTTGCTGCACTGTCGTTAATTTGTTTTGCTGGTAAATTAGTTGATGCCATTTTATGTTCCACCAACTACGTTTTTAGATGATCCTTGTGTAGTTCCATTGGCAGGATCATTTTTTGTAAATATTGCACCTGCAACACCACTTATAGTATTAGCAACTGCTTGTGTGCCTGCTGGACTTGTTAAAATATTTACACCTTCTTGTAGAATGCTTTCTGAACTTAGTCCTTTTGCATTCTTGTATGTGTTAACTGCACCTATTGCAGTTGACAAAAATCCTTGAGGTGAACTAAATGCAGTTCCATCCCCAACAGCACCAAATACTGATTCCAATCCATCTAAGACACCGCCTTCGCCAATTAAGTTACTTACACCACCACCAGCAACTGTTAACGGTGACGGAGTATTATCATAATGAAGTGTAGCAAAACCTTTTGGTGATCCTTCTGAAACTGTTCCTGACGAGTATTGAACTGCTTCATACTCTAATGTCATAGAATTTTCTGCAGGTTCTGCTGTTGATGCATAATCTCTATCTCCGTGTGACCATGATGTAATCTTTGGATTTACAAGTGTGTATCCTATGAATCTTCTTCTTCCCATCGTAAACAATGTAACAGATTTAAAAAGATCTGTTGATTTATCACTGTCTAGTCCATATCTAAATTTATCTATATCCGTGCCAGTCATTCTATAATGATTGCTGTCATAAGCACTATTAGGCAAATTTCTATCTGTAACATAGTAGCCATAATATATTGCCCATAATGCACTTACTACGCCTTGATTGTCATCATGGAATGTAAAATTCACCGGATCATAATTTAACATTTTATAAACGATGTTTTTTCTATTATATTGATTTAATGTATCTGTATCAAATTTGAAACTTGGCAATTGGGCTGTTTTTACTAATAAACCAGTTTCTTCGACATGTTTTGCAGTAAAGTTACCTGCTTTGTGTGCTGTATTATCTAGTTCTATTCTAAGAAAGTAATTAAATTTAGTTTTAGGTGCTAGTCTAAGACCATCATCAACAAATAATCTAGTTGCATGCGTGTAGTTTGCAACTCTACCTTTAGGGTTTGTTAAACCTGTAAAAACATCTGTAAGAAATCGTGTGAATTTGTTTGCCATACTATTATTTAGCCATAAAAAAAGCCCGGAAAAAATCCGGGCTTTTTAATACTATTGTTAGAGTAATTACTAACCTTGAGCTGCACTTGCACCAGTTGTTGCATCGCCCAGTGATCTTTCGACCGCTGCACCAATACCAACACCAACGCCTTGCTCTCCTGGTCCCCATTGAACCATGTTGTCGAAACGTATTGTCAATGCAACTTGCATTGGCTCATTAGTTCCGTAGTTAGCATCACCGTAATTTACATTAGTTAAGAAACAACCATATAAGTTAGAAGTTTCTAAAATGTTTACGCCAGCAGCATTGTTTCCATTACCACCGTCTAACACTTCAATTTTAGAAGTAAATTTATAATCAATACCAGATCTTGCAGAAGCCTGTTCAACAAAGTCGAACTGTTTCTGAACCTGTTGACCAACAAGTTTTTGAACTTCACCACTAGCATCATCACGTAAGTTAAGCGTGATTGTCTCAAATGTATACTTACCTGCTAGGTAAACACGTGAGTTGTAAATCTCTAACGGCATTTCTTCAAAACCAACAGTTGGTCTGGTTACGTCAACTACTTGTTTTGTTAGTTCAGTTGCAGCACTTACTCCAAAACCTAAAAGTGTCACCCTAAAGCGATACTTTAGTTTAGGCATCAAGAGCACTTGGTTGCCTGCGTCTGTAGGAACTGAAAAGTTATTTAATGATGTAATAGGCATGTCTTATATCTCCCCTGTGTTCTTGACACGCAACGGAATGTATATGAACTCAATAGCCTTAACAGGTTCAATAGCAATATCAACATAAAGTTCATTTCTATCAATCCTTGCCGGTGTATTGTTTGTTTCATCACAAACTACCGCGAAGTCGTAAATTGCTCTTAGACCAACTAGTTCTAAAAGTAAACTTTCAACTGATTGTTTAATCTCATCTCTAGTAATCTTATCATTTGGTTCAAAGATATACGGACGAGCCAATTTATTAAGTTGACTACGTAGGTATACTACCAAACGTGCTACGTTGATTCTATCTAGCGCAGAAGCATTTCTTGCTCTAGTTTTTTGACCATAGTTAACTAAACCAACTCCATTAAAGAATGTAATCGGATTAATCTTTAGATCATACAACGTATCTCTTTGTCCTTCGTTCAGGGCCACTGTTTGGAATTCTCCTGTAGCAGCATCAATGTAACCAACTGCTGTTGCATTTGAAATTCCTCCACGTCGTGTTCCTGCCGGAGCAAACCATGGGAACGATACTTGATCGCTAAGTGCAATAGTTCTCATCATCATGTGTGATGCAGGAACTACAGCATTTGCGCCTCCTAGGTCAGTTGTAAATCCATTTGGATAAAACGTTCCTAGATATTCGTCATAGGTTACTAATCCATTGTCACTGTTGTCAGTAACTAGATTAGCATTTGTTCCATAGTTAGTTAAAGTCGTAGCATCTGCTGCTAGTCTTAGTGGTGTATCACCAATTACAAAAGCAGTTAAACCTCTGTCAATATTTAGATTAACAAGGTTGCTCATTACTTCTGTATAACCAGGTGCAGTAATAAGGTTAAAGTTTCTACGCTCTTCATCTCTAATTTGACTGCTTGTGTCAATTACAGATTTTAGTCCTTGAACAACAACCATACGCTGTGCTTTTCTACCAAATGATCCTGAACCATCTTCTTGGTTTCCTGATTCAGTTGACCAACGGTCTGTTGCATAACCGCTCATTGATTCATCTTTGTAACGATTATTATCACCAGTAGTGTCAATGTAATTGTTATTGTATTTCTTAACGTTGCCACCGCTTCTACGTAAGTTCCATAGCAACATGCCCTGCGGATATAGTGCAGGATCTGGAGCATCTGGATCTAAGTAGTTGCTTGCTAATAGATCTTTAATAGTTGCTGCTGTGTTTCCAGTAGCACCTGTTGAACCATAACGTGCATCTGCAAATAAAATACCGTCTTCAGTTGTTTGATCAGTTTTATCTACTAATACCCATTCAAGCAAATTAGCATCCCACTTATAAATTGTTGGGAAGTTTTCTAAATCTGCGGTTGAAATCCAAAGGTCTCCTGTAACTAGTGCAGAACCATCACTTTGTGTAGTAGGTGCAGTTGCAGCAACCTGTGGTCCTTCTGGATCACTGTTTACAAATGCTGCTGTTGAACCTAATGCTGGATCTGAGCCATCATATTGATATCCAACCCATGTAGTTCCATTGTGATACATAATATCTACTTCTGAAAACTCCGGGCTATACCAAAGTTGACCGTCTGCTGGCTCATTTTCAGGTGCACTAGGACTTGCATAAAAGTCTTGTGCTGATAATGGTTGCCAGTTTGAAGCCAAGTATCTGTTTTCTGCTGTAGAGTCATCTGCTCCTGCTGCTAATTGTGTTTGACCTCCTGAATAACCTGCATCTGACAAGTTATAGAAGTTTGCACCACCTGCTCCTGTGTCAATGTTGTAAGGAGTAAACAGTGTTTCAATAGCATCTAAGCCTACATCTCTAAGTCTAAAGTCACCACCTTCTTTGTGAACTATTTCAACTTTGTTGTCGTCATTTACAGATGCTTCAATGTTTGTAAATCCTGCTGCGTTAATCGCTGCTGCCATTGTAGTTGCATCTGATGTTGCACCTGACGCAGTAAATGTAATTCTTACTGCACTGTTAAGTGCAAGTTGTCCAACAATTGATTCTTCAATTTCAAAGTTGTATGTGCCACTTAATTGTGTAGCAACTTCTGCTGAAGTAATTTTTGTTTGACCAGTCGCTGCTCTGCGCCATACTCTAAATGATGCAGTTGCTGGTGAACTGTCATAACCGCCATGCTCATGTGCATTAGACTGAACAAATAAAGTATCAACTGCTAAGTTAACACCTCCACCTGATCTATCTAAGTAGTATAAAGCACTGTGTCCATTTTCATAAATTGGAGCATCAACACTTTCCCATGCTGTTGTTGCACTTGACCATTTTGAAGCTCTCCAACGTGCACCGTTGTTTGGTTCTGTAGTTTTAATCCATACAGATCCTGTTGGTCTAGCATCTACATCAGTTCCCATTGTTCCTTTCCATTGTGGAACAGATGTGTGTGGAGTTTGTTGTAGTTCTGGTCCTTTGTAAGTTGCTGCTGAAATTTCCAATTCATCTAAATCAGCAGTTCCTGCTGTAATTGTAATTGTGTTAGCATTTGAATTAGATGTTCCGTCTGTGTAAATGTAAATTGTGCTGTTTACATTTTTAGCAGTTATACCTGTAATTCCTAAACCGTTGATGTTTGCCACAATTTCGTCAACTGTGTCACTACCGCCGATTGTTACTAAAGTTCCGTTAATTTGGAAATTACCTGCTGCTGCTGTAATTTTAGAAGCATCTAATTGTGCTGTAATAATAGTTGGATGGCTAGCTCTCCAATTTTGTGAGCCAACTAATACCCAGTCACCTGCTGCTACGCCTGCTTGAGTGTTTCCTGCTGACTTATAATAAATTCTTGCAGGATCTTTAGAAGCACTAAAAGTTGTGTCTGTGCCTACTGTTTCAAATACAACTGCATAATCACCAATTGAACCAACTGATGCTTTTGGAGCATTGCTGTTAATTTTTGCAGCATCTGCATTTGTTAAAACTGTAGGTGTTTTTGCACCAAACTTTTGTCCGCCTGTTGTGCTAATTGCAGCGGCGTTCCATTCTTGGATACCATAGGATGTAGATCCTGTGTTAATCCACCATGTGCCGTCGTCCGGATTCGCCCCCGGAGCATCTGCTGAACCTTGTAGTTCATTAAGGTCCACATCTGCACGAACAATAAATGCTGCGTTCGATACACCTAATAAACTATATGCTGCTAACAAACCATATTCGTTTAATTCGCTTCCATGAATTGGTGTGTTGCTCGCTGTCTTTTCGAAGTTTGGAACTCCAAAAAGATCTACTAATTCTTTTTGACTTGTTACTTTAAATGCATTTCCTGCATTCGCCGCCGTAGTTGCTGCTGCAACGCCAGTGCCTGCGGCATTTGTTTTATCTTGCGCTGTGGCAACGACAATTAACGGAGTTGTCCCTGGTTCTGCAGGGGTGTAAAAACTTTCGTCAATTACCGTAACTTCTACGCCGGGTGATGTAAGTGCCATTCCTTTATCTCCTGGTAATGTATATTCTCTTTCAATGCATTACGTAATGTATTGTTATACTGTATTTAGCAGATTGTCAGAAAAAACCGTTATTAAGACCTATTTTGGAAAGGGGTAGAAAAGGTGTAAATAGTTGTATGAGACCTATTTGTAAATGCGGTTTAAGACCCTGTGCAGTTAACTATAAGAAGCACGGTAAAACTTATTATAGAAGTTTATGCGAGGGGTGTTCTAAACATGGTGTGTATTATGGAGTTCCTAGATGGTATAGATCTGGCTATAGAATGAAAAAACAGTGTGATAAATGTGGTTTCAAATCACCACATAAAGAAGTATTTAGGGTTTTCCACGTAGACGAAAACCTAGATAATTGTAGACGTAATAATTTAAAAACGGTGTGTGCAAACTGTAGAACAGTATTGGCTAAAGAAGGTATAAGATGGAAACAAGGAGATCTAGTTGCCGACTATTGATGCAATAGATGTGTAAAGTTGTTCAATAGTTTGATCGTTTACTATTTCATTATCAAATTTAGTTCCAACCCATGCCCACTCACTGGCATGAATACCACTATCTTTCATACCTTTGATTCCTGCATTTGAACCTTGATTTGCTGCAATTGCAAGATCATACCAACTTGGTAAAGCGCCTCTTTTTACCCATATAATTTTGCCACCTAAATTTCTAATAGCCTTTATTTCATTAGGGAATCTTACATCACTTACAACAATATTATCATTGCTTTTACGCAATTTATTTTCAAGACTAGCAATCCAAATATCGTCATGAAATGTTTTTCTGCATACCTCTGTCCCCCAATATTGTAAAACCCACCGAGGAGTTAGAGTTGGCATATTCAATCTATCAGCCCACCAAGGATCTACCTTTTCGCGCCATTCTCTTGCCTGTTTAGACTTGCCTTCTAGCATATCTCTATCCCAGCCAAAAACTGCCGCAACAGCATCTTTTAGAGTGCCGGCAAAACTTTCTCTTCTAAATTCATGGAAGTTTACAAGGTAATCAGCAACTGTATCTTTGCCTGAACCGATAAAACCACATACACCTATAATCATTTATTTTCTCCTAATAAAACAATTATAGTGTATTATAGAGTATTTGTCAAGTAATTAATAGAATGGTTTTGGCTGTCCTGGCTTACCTGTGTTAAGTTTTCTTGCCAAAACACTTGCTGTATTGATTGATTTAGTTCTTTGCTGTCTACGTGCTTGTGTAGGAGCAGTTCTAGCTCTTGTAGTTTTCATTTTTTGAGCTCTTGCTACGTTGTATTGCTGCACACACTTTGAAGGATGACTAACTTGTCTTCCTGCTCTTGGTCCTACTGAACATCTAAATCTTAGTTTGGTTTTGCCGCCTCTTGCACTTGGAGCAGATCTTCCCCAAACCATTTTAGCAACTTCATTAAAGATCTCGTTGTGTTCTTCTTCTGTAACTAACTCTGATATACGCATTATCCTATAATCCAACTGTAACCATGACCGCCTGCAACTTGTGTTCCAAGTTCCATTGTTAGGCGTTCAATATCATTAAATCCTTCTTGTTTAATACTTGCACCATTAAGAGCAGTTCCGCCTTGTGGTCCAGCAATCGAAGCAAATTTTTCACGTGCTTGTCCTAGCATGACTTTACAGTTTGCTAGTGTGTAATCTTTAATCCACTGTCCTGAGTATACATCTTCTAGTATCACAAAGTCTGGTTTATCATTGTATGCCCAAAGCAAAACTTCTTCTTGTCCTCTAGGACGTTGCATAATAATTAACTTTTTACTTTGTGGGTTCCATGTAAAATTGATAAATGAACCAAACATTTTACCAACTAATTCTTGATACTGCGCAAATAATTCATACGTTGCTAGTCCACCCATGTTAGTAGAACTTAGAAGATATGTATTTGTATATGCTAAATTGAATGGTTCAAACACTGTTCCGCCCGTTCCATTACCTGATCTAGATCCAACACTTCTTCTATATATCTGTCTTACCTGTTGTATTTCATTTGGTAAAATGTATTCATTTTGATCTTTTTCTAGTGTTAGAGTTATATAACTTTCTTCAACAGAATTATCTGATCTTTGGCGGAACACACCTAGTGATCTTTTAAGTGCAGTTTCGTAATGATCAGGATCAAGTTCTACGTCAATCATGCCATCGCCTAGCATTAATCTAACATAGTCAAATACTTCTTGTTTTGCTTTATCTATTTGGCTCATATAACTATTTATGCCTTGTGCTGAAAACGGTAAATACATATACTATGCCAAGACTAAGTTTATACCGTCCAGAAAAGGGCAACGATTACAAGTTTATAGACAAGACTGCCTGGGAGATGTTCCAAGTTGGTGGAACAGATGTCCTATTGCACAAGTATTTAGGATCGGGAGGTGCTATACAAGGTAATACTCCTAGCACACCATCATATGACAGTCTAAGTCCTACAAACATACAGGATATGTTATTCCTTGAAAATAGGGATAGAAAGTATGATCCTGATGTATATGTTATGCGCGGTGTATATAATGTGCAAGATATAGATTTCAATCTAAGTCAATTTGGCTTGTTTCTACAAAATGATACAATATTCATCACTTTTCATATTACAGATACAGTTGAAAAATTAGGTAGAAAATTGATTCCAGGCGATGTAATTGAATTACCACACTTGAAAGATGAATATGCGCTCAATGATTTAAATTATGCATTAAAACGTTTTTATGTAATCGAAGACGTAAATCGTGCTGCTGAAGGATTTTCAGTAACTTGGTATCCTCATTTATATAGAGCAAAATGTAAACCTTTAGTAGATTCACAAGAATTCAAAGATATACTAGATCAAGTTGCAAACCAAGAAGGGTTCAAAGGCGAATTTAACGAGGGTAATACTTATTACCCTGGTGATGTAATTTCTTATAACGGAGAAAAATACGAAGCAACCTGCGAAACCACTGTTGCTCCTCCGAGCGAATGTTGGAAACTTGCTGACACACTTAAAGATATTATGTCTACTTACGAAAAAGAAATGCAAATAACAAGTGCAGTTCTTGATCAAGCAGAAGCAGATACACCACAAAGTGGATATGACACTACCAAACTATTCACTCTGCAGAGAACAGAAGATGGTAAGAGCGAATTAGTTTCTGCAGATCAAACTTTAGATGATGCAACAATAGATACAATTACAGCAGATACTGTATATCAAAGTGCTGAAGCAAATGGCTATACAGGTTATCTTGTAGAGGACGGTATACCACCTAACGGAGCACCATTTACTCAAGGTATAGCATTTCCTATAGGACCGTCAGAAGGACAATTCCACTTACGCACAGATTACAAACCTACTAGATTATTTAGATATGCAAAAGGTAGATGGAGTAAGATGGAGGATGACGTGAGAACAAATATTACTAACTTAGGCACAAGCGATACTAATGCAGGTAAAACTTATGCAGGTAAAGAAAATAGAGAAACATTAAAAACATCATTTATCAATAATACAAATGAACAAGTAATTGATGGAAAGAATGTTACAGAAAAACAAAGTCTTTCTAAAGCGTTAAGACCAAAGGCGGATGAATAATGCGTATAGATGAAATATTAGGGTTCGCAACACGAACACCAAAAAAAACTACAATTAAGAAAAAAGTGCGACATGATGATGACGAACCGCTTGCGATTAAATTACAGAAGCGTAGAGCTGCTGCTGCAAAAGGTGACAAAACTGCATTCACGCACGATTTTAAAAAGGCAAATAAATAATGGATTTTTTCTACGACGGACAAATTAGACGTTATGTAACTCAGTTTATGAGAATTTTCATAGGATTCAAATACCAAGCAGGCGACGGAACACAGCAAAGTATTCCTGTAATGTATGGAGACATGACTAGGCAAGTAGCAAATATTATTAGAGAAAATTCAGAAAATAAATTGCCAACAGTTCCAAGAATTGCATGTTATATAACCGGACTAGAAATGGATACAACACGATTATCTGATCCAACATTTGTTAGTAAGGTTAATATTAGAGAAAGAAAATACTTTGAAGACGAAAACGGAAATCGAGAGTATACTGGTGCACCAGGAAAAAATGTTACTGTAGAAAGAATTATGCCTACTCCGTATGTCATGACAGTTAAAGCAGATATATGGACATCAAATACTGATCAAAAATTACAACTTTTAGAACAAATATTAGTATTGTTTAATCCTTCATTTGAAATACAGACTACAGATAATTATATAGATTGGACAAGTTTAAGTGTAGTATATCTTACAGGACAGCAATTTAGTAGTAGAAGTATTCCGGCAGGAACAGAGAGTGATATTGATATTTGTAGTTTAGACTTTCAAATTCCTGTTTGGATATCACCACCTGCTAAAGTTAAAAAACTAGGAATAGTAAGAAGTATTATTGCTAATATATTTACAGAAGATGGTGATGTTACTAATATTTCATCTTTAATTTACAATCAATCGGATTCAAATACAGTATATACAAATGCAAGGTATCCTGTATTACTATTCAAAGCAAACAACGGTCAAGATTATGATTACGAACTTACAATACTCGATCAAAACGCTGCTATACAATCTCTTGGTCTTGATAGAAAAGAATTTTCAGACGATAAAAAACTAGATTGGAATGGTGTCCTAGCAGCACTAGGTTCATTTACAGAAGGAACTAGTATGGCACACTTTAAACAGCCCGATGGTTCAGAAATAAGCGGAACAATTGCTATTAATCCTGTAGATCCGTTTGTATTACTTGTTTCAATAGACAGAGATACGTTAAAAGAAAATACATTAATTGAAAGTAGCCAATATCCTAGTGGTAAAGGAACTATGGATGCTATTGTTGATCCTACTACATACAATCCAATTAGTAGCCTAGTTACTATTCCAACTGGACACAGACTATTAATACTTGAAGATGTAGCAGATAGTGCCGTTGGGTGGAAAAACAATGATAATACTAATACAACAATCAAAGCAAACAGCATTGTAGAGTGGGATGGAAGTAAATGGAATGTTATATTTGATCCTGCAACTGTAAGTGATATTACATATGTTTCAAATTTGAAAACTGGTATTCAATACAAATGGGATGGGATACAGTGGTTAAAATCGTTTGAAGGTGAATATGCACCAGGTTATTGGAGACTAGACCCCGAAGGAGCATAAGTATTGCTATGCAAAAAAGGGCTGGTTTATTATATCTATCTTTAAAAACACAAAGAATCTTGTTAATTTTGGAAAATGAAAAGTGGACTGTTCCAACTTTTCAAAAAAATAACTCCATTATACAAGATAGTGTTGCAATACAAGATAAATTTTCTAAAGGCAGAATTTTGCCTATAGAATTATATCTATCCAAAGACAAAGGCTTTGAATTTAACACCTACATATGTCTTGTAGATGAAGAATTTTTAATTAACCATCAACAAACTTATTGCTGGAGTGAATTAGATAGACTACCAAAAAATGTGCATATAGGATTACGAAGCACGTTAAATAATAACTTAATTAGGACTAAGATACAAACAGTTTTGGAGTTAGAAAATGCTTTCATTAATTAAATCAGAAAGATTTCAAGAAGAATACAATGGCTTTAAAGATAGAGCTGCAAGTATTAGTGACGAAAATTATAAAAAAGACGTAGAAAAGTTTATCGAAAAATTATATCATCAAGTTAAACAATTAGATACTCAGCATGAACAAATGGTTTTTACACAACAAATGGACACTATGTCAACAGATGTAAAAACAAAAATTATGGAACTTCGTAAAACAATAGAAAGAAGATTAACTGATTGGGAAAGAAGAACTACTGCTTAGATACTTGCAAAGTCTTTAATTTGAATACTACCTACCATTCCAGCATGAATATCGCACTGATATCTATATCCACCTGAGATACTATCTGGAATTTTCCAGTATAAAACTCCGCTATCTTTTGCTTGTGCGTTACTACCTTGTGAAACTGTTCCGTCTGGAGCAACATGAATCAATCCTGTATTATAATTAACTCCACTTGGTGTTTGTATCAAGAAAGGATGTCCGCTTATTCCGTCTAGTTGAAATGCAATAGTCATTCTGTTAATGGCATAAATTGTAGGGTTATTCGCTGTTCCGTATTGATCAAATCTATATGACGATGTAAGATTATTTGTTACAACTAACATTGTAATTGCAGGAAGTGTCTTTGAACTAAATGTAACTGTATCTGTGGAACTGTTTGTTACAATATTAATTGAAGGTGGAAATAATGCATCTGAATTATCTTGAGCAATGTTTAATGTATCAGTTGAAGTATCTGCAGACACAGTGTTTTGTCCTGATACACCCACGCTACTAAATGCATTTTGATTGGCTTCTCCGCCACCGCCTTCTGCTGTTGAATTAATTGTAAATATTCCATTTGCATCAACAGATGTAGTAACATTTGTCCCGCCAAGTATTTGTATTGTGCTTGCAGTAGGAATATTAACTACTGTGCTATCATCTGCTGCTACTGCTAGTTCATAGCCAGTAATAATTGGCTTGTCTGAAAGGTCGTTATAACTTCCGCTAAACAAAGTAGGTTGATTAGATAAACTATTATAATCTCCATCAAACGCATCTGTTATACCGTAACCTGCTAAAGTTGTAGGAGTTGATGTTAGATCACTAAAGGCAACACTTGTAAGATATGATGTAAGGTCAGCGGGAGTAAAACTAAATTGTCCGTTACTTGCATTATATGAAAGACCGCCATTACCGCTTGGAGCATTTTCTGGACCAATACTTAATGCATTCAATGTTATTATACTTGGCTTATTAGTAAAGTTATTGTAATCCAAATAATAATCTGCATTAAAACCACTTAAAGTTTCTGCATCTAATCCTGCTCCACCTTCTGCTACGTCAGCACCCGGTGCCCATTTTGCGCCATCCCATTTTAAAACTTGACCTGTTGTTGGTGCAACTGAAGTAGTATCAACATCACTTAGGAAATCAATACCAAACGGTTCAAGATTAATTGTTACTGTATCATCACTTGAAGTTACTGCTGTATTAATATTAGTGCCGCCTGCTATAGTAAGTGTATCACTGGCTACTTCAGGTGTTGCAGCACCAGTATCACCTGCGAATGTATAAAACACATTACCGCCGGCCGTATTGTTAATTGTAATTGTATCTGTAGTTGAATTAGTTAAAATTTCTATTCCGCTACCAGCAATTATATTTAATGTGTCGTTGGAGCCGTCGGCTACAATATCATTTTGACCTTCTACTGAAATAGTTTCAAATGAAGGACCGCCTGATCCTC